GGAAGAACTGCTACTGCAACAGCAGGAATTGGAAGTGGTTATATTAGGCAGATAACATTGAATAATGATGGATATGGTTATACTTCTCCACCGGTAGTAAGTATATCTTCTGCTCCTTTTGGAGGTACGAATGCAATTGCAGAAGCAATTACTGAGATAAATTCTGGAGTTTATTCAATAAAAGGAATATTGTTAAAAAATGCAGGTGCAGGATACACTTCTGTTCCTACTATTACAATTACTGGCAATGGAACTGGTGCTGCCGCCACCTGTGGAATTGAAACCTCACAGTCTGGGGTCATATCTATAACTCTTACCGATAATGGTGTTGGATATTCAACTGCACCTATTGTGACTATTGTTGGGAATGTTGGTTTGGGTGTGACCGCAAAGGCAATATCGTCTGTGGTAGGAACAGGTCAAACTGTATCTTCAATAAAAATTACAAATCCTGGAATAGGTTATACTACTTCCCCCCAAGTTATTATAAACGGACCACCGATTCTAACTGGAATTGGAACTTATTTATTCAATGAGATTGTAACCGGGTCTAGATCTAGTACGACAGCAAGAGTCAAATCTTGGGATTTTGATACAAAAATTCTTAAGGTTTCTTTTGTCAACAACGTAACACCTAATGGATTTTTCCCAGGAGAAACAATTGTAGGTTCAATTTCCAATGCTCAATATTCCGTAAACACATACAACAATTCGAATTCCTATGATAAATATGGGGATAATTTACAAATTCAAACCGAAGCAGAATCTATTTTAGATTTTTCAGAATCAAATCCATTTGGTTCTTATTGATACCATAAATATATAATACGGTAATGATTGAATAAACGGGTATAGAAAAACGTTAGGAACTTATTTTTACCACCAAATTATTAGAAAGACTGTTACTGCATTTGGAACTCTTTTTAATGACATTTATATTGAGCATAAAAATTCATCTGATGTAGGAATCAGTCAGATGAAGGTTCCTCTTGGATATGGACCGATGCAAAAGTTTCTTGCCAGAATTGAGCAACAATCCGAATTGAATAAAGCAATTCAGATTACTCTTCCCAGAATATCATTTGAAATGACTTCTATTCAGTATGATTCCACAAGAAAGGCAAATGTAACTCAAACATTCAAAACTTGTGGTAATGGTGATACTGTAAAGAAGGTTTATATGCCAGTTCCATATAATATTGGGTTTCAATTAAATATTATGACTAAGTTGCAAGATGATGCTCTACAGATAGTAGAACAGATTCTTCCAAGTTTTCAACCATCATTCAATCTAACAGTAGATTTGGTAGATTCTATCGGAGAAAAAAGAGATATTCCCGTGGTTTTAGATAGTGTATCTTTTACCGATGATTATGAAGGAGATTATTCAACTCGGAGAACCCTAATATATACTTTAAATTTTACTGCCAAAACTTATCTGTTCGGACCAATTTCTGATAGTACAGATGGTCTTATTCGTAAGGTTCAGGTTGATATGTATACGAGTACCGATACTACAACTGCTAAGAGAGAAATGAGATATACTCTTGTTCCAGACCCGATTGACGCAGGTCCGGATGATAATTTTGGATTTAATGAAACTTGGGAAACATATAGTGATGCTAGAACTTATAGTCCAACTCAACAAAGTGATATTTGATATATTATGAAAAATAATTATGAAGATTTGGATAAAGCTCTGAACATAGAAAGTAGTATTATTGAGGTAGAAAAGTCTATTACACCAATTGATATTATTCCTACACAGAATAATGATATAAAAAAAGATTATGAATATACAAGAGCAAATCTATATTCACTAATTGAGAAAGGTCAGGAAGCCATTAATGGAATTATGGAACTTGCCGGTGATGGTGGAAGTCCAAGAGCATACGAGGTGGCGGGGCAACTTATTAAGAGTGTGGCGGATACAACTGATAAATTAATAGATCTTCAGAAGAAATTGAAAGATGTTCAGGAGGATAATACTAAAATTGCCAATAATGTTACAAATAATGCCGTGTTCGTTGGATCTACTTCGGAGTTGTCAAAATTACTGAAGCAAGGTTTTCTAAATAATAAAGAATAATGTTTTCCTAAAGTGCCTAAATTAAAATCCCACCAGACGGTTGAAAGTATTGCGAAAAAGCATCGTCAGGATATTTCTTTTGTAAGAAATCAACTTAAGATGGGTATTGCTATTGAAAAGGAGCATACTAAAGATAAGGATCTTGCTGCTGATATTGCTCTTCAACATCTTGACGAGTTTCCAGATTATTACACTAAGTTGAAAAAGATGGAGTCTGATGCTAGAAAAGAGCATAAAAACTTTAAGGATGTGAAAGAGAGTCTTCGTGATTGGTTTGGTAAATCTGAATCAATCGGTAAAAAAAGAAAACCTGGTTGGGTTGAAGTAGTCTCCGGAGAACCTTGTGCCCGTGAAGAAGGCGAAGAGGATGAAACACCCAAGTGTGTTTCTTCAGATAAAAGAGCAAGTATGACTAAATCTGAAAGAATATCTGCTCAAAGAAGAAAAAGTGCCGCAGACCCAAATCAACCAGAAAAATCGGGTGCTGCTAAACCAACTTATGTTTCTACCGATAAACCAAAAAAGAAAATGAACGAAGAATCAGATGTTAAAGGTAAAGGAAGCGGCACAAAAGATGCTTGTTATACTAAAGTAAAGTCAAGATATTCTGTCTGGCCTTCAGCATATGCTTCCGGAGCACTTGTAAAATGCCGCAAGGTTGGTGCTGCTAATTGGGGAAATAAATCAGAATCAATAAATTTATCATCAAAAGATTCTATTTCAGAAGAAATGGGTATGAGATATTGCCCCAAATGTGAAAAAGATGAGACTAGAGATGTATGCAAATATGGTCCCAAGTACTGGGATATGTTTTCACTACCTTCCAGATTATCCCCAAATCAGATGAAGTTTAGTATTGCTCAGGTTCATCCTACTAATGAGTCTAAGGAACCAGACCACGAATATTCTATGGCAAGGTCTGAACTCTCTACAATTATTTCTGCTGCAAAAAGACTCCGTGGCAAATTGAATGGTGAGGGTAATATTGAGGCATGGGTTCAATCAAAAATCACAAAAGCAGCAGATTATATTGATGCTGCTGCTGACTACCTAGATAGTGGAGAACACGATGTTAAAGAGGCGTGTTGGAAAGGTTATAAGAAAAAGGGTATGAAGACTATGTTTGGTAAAAAATATCCAAACTGCGTTAAGGTTAAGGAATCTATTGATGTATATTCCAATTGGAGGGAAGATTTTGGTCTGAATGAAGCATCCGCTGCCTGGCAAAGAAAAGCAGGTAAAAATCCCGAAGGTGGTTTAAACGCAGCAGGAGTTGCATCTTATAGAAAAGAAAATCCAGGTTCAAAATTGCAAACTCCCGTTACTACTAAACCATCAAAATTAAAACCCGGTTCTAAGGATGCAAAACGCAGAAAATCATTCTGTGCTCGTATGAGTGGAATGCCTGGACCTGCGAAAGATGAAAAAGGTCGTCCAACAAGAAAGACATTATCCTTAAGAAAGTGGAACTGTAACTAAAATGAAATCCTTCAATCAGTTTATTTCAGAAAGTGTTAATATTGCCGGAAATTTCAACGGCAATCTTTATATGAATAGTTCAGAATCTCAATCAGAACCCGTTGGAGAGTCTTTTACCGCAGATATAGTTTGGGAAGGTAAAATGTATAGATTAGAAGTTGAAGGCAAGATGTTGAACAAAAATGAACTTGCGGAGCAACTTCAGGGAGAATATCCTGGAGCAATTGTACATAACATTTACCCTCAAACAACAAATTCTTTAAAAATTAAGAACTCACAAAGATATCAACCAGAAAGACTAACTTGGACTGATTAATTATGGCACAATGGAATAAGAAAACACAAGATTTTTTAGATCAAGAAAGAAGTCTCTTTGAGGTTTATAATATCGCAGATCATTGGGGAAACCAGACTGACTGGAGACCCCAATTTACTAACAACAACAGATTTAAAATATCTCCGTTCCAAACAGTATTCTTCAACACCTTCCAGTATGGAAAGGAAACTGATGTATGGGATGAAAGAGTAGTTGGAGTAGGAACTGCAACATTTAATGCAAATGTCAGTAATGTTGTAATGGAAGTTGGATCTACTACTGGTAGTAAAGTAATTCGTCAAACCAAGAATGTGATGAGATACATTCCCGGTAGGGGTGCAACTCTTGCATTTGCAATTCGTTTTGAACAACCACAAGTTGGTATTCGCAGAAGATTTGGATTGTTTGATGAAAATAATGGTGTTTATTTTGAGGATGATGGGGGAACATATTCTTATGTGCTCCGTAGTAGTGTAACTGGAATTGTTACAGAAACCAGAGTATACAGAGATGAATGGAATGGTGAGAAGTTTGATGGTAATGGGTGGACTGGAGTAACCGCAGATCCAACAAAACAACAAATGATTTCCATCAATTATGAATGGTATGGTGCTGGTATTGTGCAATTTGCTTGGTTGATGAAGAATGAGACTGTTGCATCCCATACTTTTGAGAACTCAAATACTAATCCGGGAGTTTGGTGTTCTACTCCATTCCTACCTATTAGACTTGAGATAGAAAATATAACAGGTGTTGCAGGAACTCATTACATGTATCAGGGTTCTAATTCTCTTATTCTGGAAGGAGAATCAGAAAAACTTGGAACTCTTTTGAGCATCTCAAATCCCATCACAGGGACAACGATGTCATCTGCAAATACATTTTATCCAATTATAAGCATTCGTTTGAAATCTAATAATCTAACTGGTGTAATGCTCTTGAGATCATTACAGGCAGCAACTGATGATAATACGAATGTTTATTGGCAACTTTTACAAAATGCAACACTGACTGGAGGAACTTGGGTAGATCATCCCGATCCAAACTCTTTTATGCAGTATAATATCACTCAAACTGCAGTATCTGGTGGAAGTGATCTTTTGAGTGGTTTTGTAATTAATGGTAGTGGTGCGTTAGTTGATCTTGATGTTAGAGCAGCACTTCAGTTAGGTAGAAGTGGTATTGGAACAATTAGTGATACTTACACTCTTGCTTGTGCATCTCCAAACACTAACAAAAAAGCACTTGCGGTATTGAATTGGATTGAACAAAGGTAATTTTTATGGATATTCAAGACATTCAACTAAAGATAGGTGATGCATATCTCTCTAATCCAAATCTAAAGAGAGCAAATACTCCAATACAATTTACCGAAGAACAAATTATTGAGTTCTTAACTTGTAAGGAAGACCCTGTTTATTTTGCCAAGAAATACATCAAGATTGTTAATGTTGATGATGGTCTTGTTAAGTTTAATATGTGGCCCTTTCAGGAGAGATTAGTCAGCAACTTTCATAAGAACAGATTTAATATAGCTAAGATGCCACGCCAAGTTGGTAAGGCATTAGCATTAGATACTCTAATACCAACACCTGAAGGATGGACGACGATTGGGGATATTAAAGTTGGGGATCAAATACTTTCTCCAGATGGAAATCCAGTTTCTGTAACATTTAAAACAGAAACTATGATTAATCATCAGTGTTACAAAATATTTTTTGATAATGGAGAAGAAATTGTCGCTGATGCAGATCATTTGTGGGAAGTAAATAGTTCTTATTGGAGAACTGGAAAAAAAGTTATCAATACTGATGAAATATATTCAAGATACTTAAAGAAAACTAACAATAAAAGAGGTAAAGGTGTAGAAGGGTCACTTTATATTGACTTATCTAAAGCAATTAATGGGAAAAATCAAAATTTGCCTATAGATCCATATCTTCTTGGTGTTTGGTTGGGTGATGGATATTCTGCGGACGGGAGAATAATAGCACATAAAGATGATTATGAATTTTATAAAACAAAACTAGATATTGAACACGAAAGAGAAGATAATAATTGTATTCGTTTTAAGTGTAGAGATTTAAGAAAAAAATTAAAAGAAAATAATTTATTAAAGAATAAACACATTCCACAAATATATCTTCGCACATCCATAGAACAAAGAATGGAATTATTGCGAGGATTGATGGATACTGACGGTTCAATTACAAAAAATCAATCATTTGAATTTTACCAAAAGAATTATGAATTTATTCTTCAAGTTGTTGAACTTCTATCTTCTTTAGGTATAAAATCCAGAGTAAGTAGAAGGTTAATAAATCAGTGTTGGTATCATACTGTTCGTTTTCCCAGTAAGGAAAATATTTTCAATCTTCCAAGAAAGTCTCAATTAATAAATTTTGATGGAAAGGGAAGACCCCAAAATAAAAGACATTATATACAAAAAATAGAAAAGGTCGATAGTGTCCCAGTTGCGTGTATTCAAGTAGATAGTGATGACCATCTGTTTTTATGTGGAAGAACATTTATTCCCACACATAACACGACAACGGTAGTATCATACTTATTGCATTATATCGTATTTAACGATAATGTAAATGTGGGTATTCTGGCAAACAAGGCATCAACATCAAGAGAAATCTT